TTCGTGCCGTGCCCGCATTGCTCGCACCGGCAGTGGCTGCGCTTCGAGCAGTTGCGCTGGGACAAGGGCGCACCGGAGACGGCGGCCTATGTCTGCGAATCCTGCGACACCGCGATTGCGGAGCACCACAAGACGTGGATGCTCGAACACGGCGAGTGGCGCGCGATGGTCGAGGACGGTGCGCCGCGCACAGCGGGCTTTCACCTGTCCTCGCTCTACAGCCCGGTGGGCTGGCGCGCGTGGCGCGACATCGCCGCCGCGTGGGAGGCCGCCGTCAACAAGGAGTCGGGATCAGCCGCCGCGATCAAGACTTTCAAGAACACCGAGCTGGGCGAAACCTGGGTCGAAGAAGGTGAAGCGCCGGACTGGCAACGGCTGGTCGAGCGCCGCGAGGACTATCGCGTCGGCAGCGTGCCGCAAGGCGGCCTGTTGCTGGTCGGCGGTGCCGACGTGCAGAAGGACCGCATCGAGGCCTCGATCTGGGCCTTCGGGCGCGGCAAGGAATCGTGGCTGGTCGAGCACCGCGTGCTGATGGGTGACACCGCCCGCGACGCGGTGTGGAAGCGCCTTGCTGAAATGCTGGCCGAGACCTGGACGCACGCCTCCGGCGCGGCGATGCCGCTGGCGCGCTTCGCGCTGGACACCGGCTTCGCCACCCAGGAGGCCTACGCTTTCGTGCGAGCCTGCCACGATCCGCGCGTGATGGCGGTCAAGGGCGTGGCGCGCGGCGCGGCCCTGATCGGCACACCGACCGCCATCGATGTCTCGCAGGGTGGCAAGAAGCTGCGCCGGGGCATCAAGGTTTACACGGTGGCGGTCAGCATCGCCAAGCTCGAGTTCTACAACAACCTGCGCAAGAGCGCGGATGTGGCCGGCGACGGCACCACGCCGATTTATCCGCCAGGCTTCGTCCATCTGCCCAAGGTCGACGCCGAGTTCATCCAGCAGCTCTGCGCCGAGCAGCTGATCACCCGCCGTGACCGCAACGGCTTTCCGGTGCGCGAGTGGCAGAAGCTGCGCGAGCGTAACGAGGCGCTGGACTGCTACGTGTACGCCCGCGCCGCCGCGGCAGCGAGCGGTCTCGACCGCTTCGAGGAGCGCCACTGGCGCGAGCTGGAAAGACAACTGGGCATCGCCGCACCGCCCGAGCAGATTGAGCACACCGTAATCACAGAAGACGCCCCCGACTCCGGGGGGCTCAATGTTTCGGGCCGACGCATCCGGCGCCGGTCCGTCGTCAAGAGTCGTTGGATGAGCTGAAGATGATCTTGGAAGGCACCTACCGCAACCCGACCACCGGTCGAGACGAAATCCGCTGCATCCGTTGCGATGCGTCGGGACACCTGACGGGCACGCCGGCCCTCGCTTCCGCCTTCGCGGTGGGAGCCCTGTCCGCCGATGGCTCCGTCACCACCGACGCGGTCGATCTGGGTGAGGAGCACGGCTACACGCTGCTGCTGGCCCGCAAGAGCGGCGTCGCCTCCGAGCAGGAAGCGATGGAGATCCAGAGCTCGATCGACGGCGTGCGTTGGCTGCCCGCGGCGGGCATCCACCCGAATGTGAATGTCGCCTGGTACGAACCCAACGGCGGCAGCGCTTACTTCACCGTCCAGGGTCGGCCCATCGGACGCTTCGCGCGCATCGCCTTCAAGAACGGCAACACGGCCCAGACCGAGCTGGTCCTCGAGCTGGCCGCATTGGCTGGTGTCTGACCATGGCCTACACAGCGGCCGATCGCGAGGCGCTGGAGCGAGCATTGGCGCGCGGCGAGCGGCGCGTCACCTTCGGCGACAAGACGGTGGAGTACCGCTCGGTGGACGAGCTGCGCGCGGCCCTGCGCGAGGTGGATGCGGCACTCGCCCGCGAGGCGGGCCGACCCAAGCTGCGCCAGATCCGGGTCATCACGGGCAAGGGGCTGTGATGGGTTTCTGGAGCCGCATCAAGCTAGTATTCGGCGCCACCCCCACCTACGACGGCGTGGGTACCGGGCGCCGCGCGATCTCCTGGATGCCGGGCAACCCCGGTGCGGTGACCGCGCTGCTCACGACGCAGACGGAGTTGCGCGCCAAGAGCCGTGACCTGGTGCGCCGCAACGCCTGGGCGGCNGCCGGCATCGAGGCCTTCGTAGCCAACGCCATCGGAACCGGGATCAAGCCGCAGTCGATGGTCGAGGACCCGGGCCTGCGCGAGACGATCCAGGCCCTCTGGCGCGACTGGACCGAGGAGGCCGATGCCCAGGGGCTCACCGACTTTTACGGCCTGCAGGCCCTGGCCTGCCGCGCCATGCTCGAAGGCGGCGAGGCGCTGGTTCGGCTGCGCTACCGGCGGCCTGAGGACGGGCTGGCGGTGGCACTCCAGGTCCAGGTACTGGAGCCCGAGCACCTGCCGGTGACGCTCAACCGGCTGGCCGAAAACGGCAACGTGATCCGCGCCGGCATCGAGTTCGACCGGCTCGGGCGGCGCGTGGCCTACCACCTGTACCGCTCGCACCCGGAGGACGGACTGCTCGCGCCCATGTCCGGTGGCGGCGGCATGGAGACGGTGCGCGTGCCCGCCGCCGAGATCGTGCATCTGTTTCGGCCCTTGCGTCCCGGCCAGATCCGCGGTGAGCCCTGGCTCGCGCGGGCCTTGGTGAAGCTCAACGAGCTGGACCAGTACGACGACGCGGAACTGGTGCGCAAGAAGACCGCCGCCATGTTCGCCGGCTTCGTCACCCGCGACCAGCCGGAGGACGCACTGATGGGCGAAGGGCCGGCCGATGCCTCGGGCGTGGCGCTGGCTGGGCTGGAGCCGGGCACGATGCAGATCCTGGAGCCCGGCGAGGACGTGAAGTTCAGTCAGCCTGCTGACGTGGGCGGCTCCTATGCCGAGTTCATGCGCCAGCAGTTTCGTGCGGTGGCCGCCGCGATGGGCGTGACCTACGAGCAGCTCACGGGCGACCTCACCCAGGTGAACTACTCCTCCATCCGCGCGGGGCTGCTGGAGTTTCGCCGCCGCTGCGAGGCGATCCAGCACGGCGTCATCGTCCACCAGCTCTGCCGCCCGGTGTGGCGCGCGTGGATGGCGCAGGCGGTGCTGGAGGGACGACTCGAGCTCCCCGGCTTCGCCCGGGATGCCGCGCGGCGCCGCGCCTGGCTCGCCTGCAAGTGGATTCCCCAGGGCTGGCAGTGGGTCGATCCGCAGAAGGAGTTCAACGCCATGCTCACCGCGATCCGGGCGGGGCTCTTGTCCCGCTCGGAGGCGGTGTCCTCCTTCGGCTACGACGCCGAGGACGTGGATCGGGAGATCGCCGCCGACAACCGGCGCGCCGATGCGCTCGGCCTCGTCTTCGATTCCGACCCGCGCCACGACCGCAACCCCCCCGCGGCAGCCTCCGACCCGGCACCGCCGCAAGACATCCAGGACCTCTGACATGCAGCTCGTACACCTGGCGTCCCGGATCGTTGGGACGCCGCTTCTCATCGCGCGTTCGAAGCTGGACGTGATCCTCTCCGTGCTCGGTCCCCGCATCGGTCTGCCCGACGTTGAAGCCGCCGTACCGGCGGTGATGCCCGCGAGCCCGGAGGTGGCGGCACCGCCCGGCATCGCCGTGATCCCGATCCACGGCACTTTGGTGCGCCGAACCCTGGGGCTGGAGGCCGCTTCCGGCCTCATGAGCTACGGCGAGATCGGCGCCCGTCTGGATGCTGCGCTCGCCGACCCTGCCGTGTCCGGCATCCTGCTCGACGTGGACTCACCCGGCGGCGAGGCGGGCGGCGTGTTCGAGCTCGCCGAGCGCATCCGCGCGGCCGACGCCGTGAAACCGGTCTGGGCGATCGCCGCCGACTCCGCCTTCTCGGCCGCCTACGCCATCGCCTGCGCCGCCTCGCATCTCGCCGTCACGCGCACTGGCGGCGTGGGCTCGATCGGGGTCATCGCCATGCACGTCGACCAGTCGGTCCGCGACGCCCAGCAGGGCTATCGCTACACGGCGATCACCGCGGGCCGGCACAAGAACGACTTTTCGCCCCACGAGCCGCTCGACCCGGAGGCCGCCGAGAGCCTGCAGGCAGAGGTGGATCGCCTCTACGGGATGTTCGTCGGGCACGTGGCCGCGATGCGCGGGCTGGACGCCGACGCCGTGCGCGCCACCGAGGCCGGGCTCTTCTTCGGCGAGCAGGCGATAGCCAGCGGGCTCGCCGACGCCGTGGCGAGCCGCGACCAGCTGCTCGTCGTCTTCGCGACCTTCTTGAACACGCAGGGCCGTTCGCGGAACCCGGCCCCCAGCACGCGTACCGGTTCCGCCTACTCCGCCTACTCCGCCTACGCCAAACAGGAGAACGACCCGATGCAATCCCCAGATCCGACCCCCGAAGCCACTGAGACGACGCTCGTCGCCGCTGCCTGCGC